TTCCGATCTGTGAAATTTTTCTGATCTTGTCGCTTGCCTGCTGCATCTGCCAATGTAGCGTTGATACCACCGGTGTTGCCTGTGGCTCGAGCAATCTCGACGTAGTCGTCTACAGCGGCATCCTGATCCGGCAGAGCTTCCTGCTGGACTAAACGCAGTGTCGTATTGGGTTTTATCGGGGTTTTTTCTTGACGTCGAGTTTGTTCTGCTTTTACGAGGCCGTACTCTGCATCACTAAGATCAACGTTAGTAAGTTCAGTCTTAAGCTGATCGTCTGTTAGCGCACTAACTTTTTCTGGTGTAACCGCTCCACGAGTTAAAGTAGTTACAGTGGTAGATGGTTGGCCGGCGGTGTTTGGAAGAAGACCAACTTGTTGAAGTGGGGCTCCAGTTGTTGCGGCACCTCCACCCACTGCTCCTGCGAGAGAAGCATCTGATCCTGCAGCTCCCAGAGTTCCCGGAACGACAGCGCCCCCGACTCCCACGCTTCCTGCAGGCTGCTGTACAGTAGAAACTGCTGCGCCACGGGGACTCCTTGCTCGAATGATCGCGCCAATAGTGTCAGTAGCAAACTTGAATTTGTTTTCGGACAGCGCGTTGAGGATGGGTTCGGCTTCTTCAGAGGTAGGATCAATACCCTTAGCCACCATGTAGTCGTAAATACTACGCGACTTCTTTGTCGGTTTAATATTCAGTTCGTTAAGCGCTTCGTCTGTCTTGCTAAAAATTGACGGCGTAGTATCGGCAGCCTCTGTGGTAGGCGCAGTCAGATCAGTAGGGGCAGCAGCACTTGTAGTCGTCGTAGCAACAGGCGCGGTAACTTCAGCCGTAGAAGTATCTGCTGGCGCAGTCAAATCAGTTTCCTGACTCACCAACGATGTCGTTGTTGGCTGTGCAGCAGGGGCGGTTGCAGAAATATCAAGCCCGGTAGGAGCTTGAGCTGGCGGAACCGGAGTCTCTGGCTGAGTTAAATCAATCTCGCCTTGGGCTGGGCGCGTACCGGCGACAGCAGAAAGCCCTGCACGAATAGCGCCACCACCCAAGAAGGCCTTGGCACCAGCCACACCATATTCATCAAAGGCTTCGGGGCCGGTAAGTGTCTTATACGCACCATAACGTTCCAACGCTGTCTGTGGAATTTCAGTAATTGTTTCTTCTACGCCGCCACGAAGGGCCTGTCGGCTCAACGCGCCCCACAGACTTTCACCAGCTTCACGGGCTAAAAACTGAGTACCTTGACCGGCAATCTTTCCGGCAATACGTTCGGCACCACCAAAACGCTCTAGGGCTGCAGCTGGGATGGTAGCTCCCAAGGCGCGTGGACGATCATCAATACCAGCCTCACGCTGTTCCGACCGAATACCGCCGTATGTCTGAGCTACGATGGGCGCTAAACCGCCTACCAAACCGCCAAGCTGCTGGCCGCCAATAATACCTAAAGGGCCAAGAGGGGTGCCAAGAAAGCCGCCTATAGCGCGGCCAGCTAACTGACCACCAACGGCCAAGCCGACTTGAGGGACAATTTCGCCAACAGCTTCGCGTGCTGTGGTAAACGGACGACTTAAGACATCCTGAAACGACTGAATTTCGCTAGGATTGCGGCGAACAACACCCGCACCATAACTCTCCAAAGCACCGCCGGTGTCTTCCAAGCCAACATCACGCAGGGTAGAACCAAGGCCAGAAGCAAACTGCCCAGAGGCGCGTCTTACATCTGACAAAACTCCGGGGGCATTGGGCTTCTCAGGGTTGAAGAGGTTGTTGTTTACAGCGTCCCAAATGCCAGCCATGGTGCATCCTTATTTCGGAATTTGATTAATCAGCCCTTGGCGTACGGCTTCACGTTCCGGAGTTTGTAACCAAGGCAAGCTACCCAAGTCTACCTGACTCTTTGGGTATGTCGCATTGTAAGCGTCAACGTCTTTTTTGGTAAGTGGTTTTTTAGTAGTCGGATCAATTCCGGCCTGTATTGCTGCTGAAGCAATGGGGGGAGCGTATCCACGACGTACAAAAAACGCAACGCGTTGCTTGTCTATTTCTTCGGGGGTAGCTTGAGCCTCAATCAGCCCTCCCTCAGCCTTCAACCAAGCTTCGTTATCGGCGTCGCGTACCATGCCTTTCTTAAGTGCCTCAATGGCTGTTGGCACGTCCTTGTATGTACCTTTCGTAACCAAGCCTTCTGCAGTTTTAACCAGAGCTTCCGGAGAAGAAGACTTGCCGCCGGACTTATAAAGACTGCCCAGAGCATTTTGCGTAGCAGCCGTAGCGTTACTGGCTGCAACAGAAGCGTTAGTCTTGAGTACGTCTAAATCATACTGTGCAAGTTGCAAAAACCCACCGGGTTTAGCTTTGGCGTCAATAATCATGCCCAACTCACGTTCGCTCTTGGCATCAGCAAATACTGAACGAGTACCGTCTTGGTTGACTTGGATGTAGCGAAACGGGTTTTTCGGGTCACGTTCCAGCTTGAACGAAGTGTTTTGCTCGTCAAACCATTCCAAGGCCGACACCACACCCTTAGCCCTAGACTGACGGTAGCCCTCTTCAAACTTTTTAGCCTGCAACGTAATGTTGTTTAGCTCAGTTGTAGTGTAGCTAGCTTGCAACCGCTGACGCTCTTCCACCCCTTGAGTCCGCTCAATCAAATCAAGAATGGCGTTAGTCCGGTCTTCAGGCTTTTCGAATTTTTGTTTGTTAATTTCATCAAAACCCGTGTCAAAAGCCTGTTGTTTTTTTTGTTTGCGTAGAGCATCTGCAGCTTGAATCTCGGCCAACGTCCCTTGCGTTCTAGCGCCTGCGGTTTGAACATTCTGCAGCTCAATAGCCCCTTCTAATCTCTGTCTTTCAAGGGGATACATTTCGTCTTGTCGTTTTGCGAGGTCAATTTCTCGACGCATACGCAAACCCGCAGCAGGATCACGTTCAGCAATAACATCGGCCATTGCATATTGTCTAACCCGATCAATTTCTTGTTGCGAGGGCGCGCGGTCAAACATCTGCTGGCCGACCTGATAGCGGCTCAAACCAATTCTCTGACCTTGAACTGGCATTTGAGGCGCGTAGTTCACCTGCTCTTGGGGAGTCAAGCCAAACATCTCGGCATCTTGAGCTGCCATTGCTTGCGCTTCTGCACGAGCCCGGCCAATTTCGTCAGGCGTAGCTTCACGCTGTTGAACTTCCTTGGCAGTCAGAGCTTTTGCTTCTCGGATGCCGAGCTGCTCTTTACTTTGGTTGTAGGCGTCAAGGATGCCTTGACCTAAACGTTCTCCGGCTTGAAGACCTGCTGCAAATCCCATGATTAAACCTCCAACATCCGAATGCCGAGACCGGCGTAGTTAACTGCTTTGTACCCGTCAGGTCTTGTAACAACCATCCGCGGGAACTTCTTCTCAACTTCATCAGCCATAACGCCAATAAAGCGTCTGCCAGTACCGTTTCTATATTCAAACTCATAAAGCGGCAACTTGGTACGCTCGTCGCGACCAACAACTTTAATGTTCTCTTTCAAGCGGCGATCAGAGCCGCCCATCATAAATGGCAGTGCAGCAGCACCAAGCTTGCCGCCAGCGCCAACAAGTCCACCGATCATTTCGCCTTGAGCGTTCAAGCCTGCATTAAATGCACTTGTCTGCGAATTCAGGATGTTGCCTTGACCAGTGATACCCATCTGAGCGCCAGCTAGGGAGTAGCCAGCACCTTGGCCAAATGATCGGCTAAACTGATCCCCCGGAGCCATTGCAGAAGTGAGACCGGTAGAACCTGCAGCGGTAGCCGCACTATAAGCTCCAGTCGAAGCGCCAGCCAAATTACGACCCAAGCCGGTGACGTCCATGCTACGAGCAAAACCAATGCCTTCAGCTTGTCGACGGGCGTTGGTAGCTGCACCCGCAGTCATACTTGCAAGGTTTATAGCGTTTTGGTTTCTTAGCATCAGCCCGGCACCTGAAGAAGGGTTAAGACCTCGACGAGCCATCTCACGATTGCTAACACCCTGCGCAGTTTGGAACGCGTTTGCTGCGTCGGCAGCGGCTTGGGCAGCGATCTGGGCTCTGTTACCCTCGGTGTTGTAATTCTGCACTTGGGCTACTAGCCCAGTCTCCATCGGGCGGAACGTTCGCAGCTGGTAATCGTAGTAATCCTGCGCCTGCTTCATCTGCTGTTCCTGCGCAGCCATCTGCTGGGTGTAGACTCGTTCAGCCAGAGGTTTCATTTCCTCGTACTGACGCTGTGCGAAGTCCATTTGACGATTGCCCAAACGCTCAGCCGTAGCGATGCCTTTTTCTGTGGCAGCGGTCATAGCCGAATAGTCTGGTGCTGGTTGCGATTTTCCGCCCATATTTACTCCTTGCGCAGCCAACGACAGGTGTCAGGCCGCATTACCAAAATCTGCATGTCAGCGCCGGGAGCGCCGTCTTTCATTACGAACTCTTCCTCAAACCCTAGATGCTTATCGAATTCTATGATATGCGGTTCATTTGTGGGCACCATACCAGTGAGTCTTTTTAACTGGCAGTGGTTAAATGCGTAGTTGCACACATGCTCGAAGAGGGGGATGATCTGCTTCGTCTGCCGTGCGATGGCTATATGACACGTAGCGTTGGAACCATTGTAGTTGTTTATGACTACTCCGGCTAGAACCTCGTCACCTTGCATGACACCAAGCGCATAGAAACTACCCCAGTCTGCGCCCTGACCGACGCGCTCAGCAACCCAAGCGCCAATACGATCCTTCTGGTCAAAGACAAGTTCTGCCATGTGCGTATTATGTCTTATTGCGGTGGAGTTGGCCAAGTGATTTCTGTAGGATAACCTGCCTGCGCAGTAATGTCACGCAACTCTTGGCGGTAGGTTGCCCAAGCTGTCTTGGTAGAGATCGGAACATCGGGTAACTGAGTCCAGTCACTGGCAACTAATTTAGCCTTACGTTCCATAAGCACTGCCCTTGTCAGCTGCTGCAGTTCCCTTTGTGCGATGGCCGCAGTCTGTGCGGCTTCTAACGCGGCTTGGTCTGGATTTGATTCCCAGCACAGCGTGGTTGTGTTCCAGATGTCAAACTCAGAGGCTTTGGTTATGTAGTTCTCAGGGGGTTCGCCATTTCGCAGATACCAGCCGGAGGCATCAATGCCCTCGACCATGCGTTCGGAGCTAAAGCCCGTGTTTACCAGTGGGCCGTTTTCGCCATCCGTGTAATAGAAATGCATGTTACTTCCTAATGATCTCTACACCAAGCCAAGCGTTGACGTTTGGGTTAGCCCCGCCGTCAGACCTTTGCGCCAATACCCGTGCGTATTTATACACGCTGGTCACATAGTTGGGGCGACGTACCGTCCACAGAGCCCCCTCAGTGCTATTTGCGATTTCAGTAGCAGTGTTTACAAAGTAAGCTGCAAAACCTTCTAGACCTCCGGTATCGGTACAAGTCACATTCAGCGTTGCGATTTGATTGGGGCCGTTAGTTGTATACGTCAACACATTGGGTGTAGTGTATGACCAAGCGAAAGAGGACAGATTAACTACACCTGACTGTGGTGTTCCAAAATTGCCAGAACTAAGAATGTCGTCCGCACAATAATACAGCCTATAGGTTCCAGCATTAGGAATCAAAAACACGAACTGCATGGTTACAGTTCCGAAAGAGTTATTTGCTGGCCATACAGACAGTTCCGTTAGAAGTGCTCGCGTTCTATCAGCTGTGCCCCACCAGTAACCTCTTGTTGGCGCTCCATACGTAACAGGCGCTAATCGAATGGGAGCAGCATTTGTAAATACAACCTGAGCATACGACACGTATGGATTCTCAGGATCGTAGCTTATAGACGTAAATGATTCATTAACTGTAGTCCATGTCGTGGCATCGGTACTGATCTGCAGTTTGTAGTTATCTAGTATCGATGTATTAGCAGCACCGGGTGATAGAGGTTGCACCATTAGCTTAAGGAATGCGCCGTCTTGTGCTGCAGAACTAAAATCAATAAAACCAATCTGTCGTAAGGACAGATCGGAAAATGGCCACGTATTTTCTAGCTCAACAATGGCTGAAAACGTAATAGCGCCGCCAACAATCTGCAGCCTACCAACAGCCAACTCAGCGATCTTTGCGCTACCAATAGAAGCCGCAGGAACTTCGATATCACCGCGGGCAACAATATTTTGAAACACAGCTTTACCAGAAACGCCGTTACCTTTGGCTACCGCCCAGCCCACAGTACCGTTATCAGTAATGTTGCCGTTTCCATCGATCGTGCCGTTAAAGTCCGAAGACGCAATAAAGTTCCCGATCTTGGCGTTTGAAACTGCGGCAGTACCGATCTTTGCATTTGTGATGGAGGCATCAGCAATATACGCTTCGCCAATGGCTGCACTAGCAATATAGGTGCTAATGTTGGCTGACGTAATCGAGCTTAAATAGGCAAAGTTTCCAAACGATGGGATGTTTGTGATCTGGGTGCTCCAGTTAACACTGCTCGCAGTAGCCAATGTACCGAGGCCAGTAACGCTAGAAGCAGCAACTGTGTTTGCAGTAGCCAACGAACCAAGACCTGTCACGCTGGAGGCAGCAACTGTGTCGGCAGTAGCCAACGAGCCGAGACCTGTAACGCTAGTAGCAGCGACTGTGTTTGCAGTAGCCAATGAGCCGAGGCCAGTAATATTAGTTGTGCTGAGCGGCGTACCAGCTGCAAAGATGATGTTTCCGTTAGAGTCCTTAATACTCAATCCACGGGTGTCGATCTGGGACGCAACTAATTGACCGCGAATAGCTGCAGCGCCAAACTCAGCAACGCCGTTACCGTCAACTCGCCAGCCAGCATTACCAGCAACAAAGTTAGAAGACTGGATGTACTGGCCGACACTAATTGAGCCAGCAATAATTTTGTCAGCAGTCAGACTGGTTATTTTTGCGCTGTCTACAGCAAGGTCAGCGATCTTAGCATTAGTGATTGTGCCGTTTTGGATGTAGCCATCAGTGATATACACGCCAGCGGGGACGGTTTGACCGCCAATTTCTGTTTCCGCAGTTCGCACAATGAAAGGCATTGTGGGTGTAATGCCCGGGCCACTAGGGCTAGCAATGTAGAACGAGTCAGCACGAACAGCAAAAGTACTAGTTGCTCCAGCAGTGTTAGCTGTAGATGCTAGACCAAAGCCAGAAACATAACCATTGAGGTCGACCTTAACTGTGTACCTACCTTCAAGATTCTCACCACTTGATTTTGTAAAGTAGTTGGCCTGTAGTGCAGCAGTCGTCGTGTAGTTGTCTAACGTGCTACTAGAGACAAAAGTTGTTGTAGCGTTGGTAATCGCAGAATCTGTGGCGGTCTTGGTGTAGTAGTCACTTGAGAGTGTGGCTGTTGTTGCGTAGTTACCAAGTGCAGAATTAAGGCCAGTCTCTGACACCAAATAAAGCGTGGCGTTACTAATTGCTGAATCGGTAGCTGTCTTAGTGTAGTAGTCGTTTGTTAAAGTCGCAGTTGATGTGTAGCTACCGAGGGTGTTGTTGAGCGCGGTTTCGGATACCAATCCAGTAGTTGCTACACTGATCGCCGAGTCAGTTGCGGTCTTGGTGTAGTAATCGTTGGACAGCGTAGCTGTTGTGGCGTAATTGCCCAACGTATTGTTTAGGTTCGTTGATGTAACCAGATCGAGCGTAGCTTGACTAATAGCACTGTCAGTCGCTGTCTTGGTGTAATAGTTGTTTGTTAAATCTGCTGACGAGGCATAGGTAGCCAACGCGCTGTCTAAAGCGGTATTTGATACCAAGAACTGCGTAGCGGATGTAATCGCTGAGTCTGTGGCAGATTTTGTGTAGTAGTCGTTAATCAGATTGGCGGTCGTTGTGTACGCGCCAAGAGCATTGTTCAGCGCAGTCCCTGATACCAATGACGTCGTTGCCGAAGTGATAGCCGAATCCGTTGCTGTCTTTGTGTAGTAGTTGTTAGTAAGACTTGCAACAGTAGCGGGCAGACCAGTTGTAGCGTCATTTACTTGGTTGTACAAAGTTTGGCGGGCAACAGTCTCCGCCCCAAGGTCGGTTACGATATTTCCGATCTGAGTTGTATGAGCAGCAACGACCTGACCAAGAGATGTGTAATCGCCGACCTTTGTCCAGTAAGTCGTGTTGGTGGGCAGGTTACCAGTCGTAGCTTGGATTGCTTGGTAGATAGCGCCGTTGTAAGAAACCAACGCGTTAACCGCGTATGTTGTGGAGCTGGAGTATGCAGGTGTACTTTGCAAGTCGTTAACTTGAGCCTGCACAGCATTAACACGAGCGTTTACAGAACCTGCAAGGCTGGCAGGTGCGTCAATTAAATCAATGCGAGAACTAAGACCTGAGAAGAGTTGTGCAGATGTCAGTTCACCAGTCAACGCTTCTAGGAGTTTGGCAACATCTTGGCCGGTAGTGACAACAAATCCATTCGTGCCGCCAGCAGGGCTTGCACTAAGAACGCCGTCATTGGACTCCCACTTAATCCACAAATGCCACTCAGTAGCCGGGTCGGTAGCGTAAGAAGTAACTTGTCCCGCGAATTGGGTAATTTCAACCGCGTTAGCAAAAACTGGCTGAGGTTCACTACCTGCGCGTTTAGCACCGTAAATATGAGACGTACGGTGTCCATGCCCTTGTGTGTAAATAGGTGCGTCGCACTCAATGATGATTGTGGTAATCGCAGCCGTAGCGGTAAAACCTGTAGGCGTAGGAGGCGCAGTAAGATCAGGAACGTAGGGGCCAGAGACGGATGGGCCAGTGATAAGAGGGGCAGAGCCGCCGCCAAATTGGAAGTTACTTACCGAGGCAAAGCCTGAGTCAACCAAGTCGCGTAGCGTCACACCACGGTCAAGCGGGTCGCCCTGCTTACCCAAATAGGTCATCAAGGTCTCACGGACACGAGCGCCAAAGTTACTGGCGCTGTCGCTTGGAATGTCGTTTCTCATAGCTGTTTGAGTTCCTCAATAGATGTCGCGATGGCTGCATCTTGGACAGGGTTTGAACCTTCCAGCTCAATCTGAAACTCGAATGCGCGGTAGCCACTTGGCAACCTAAACGGATTGCGGTCTGCAACGGTCTGCGTGTGCTTTAGTGCGCCGTCGGCGTACAATCGGAATGTGACGGGGTATGCGTTGGCAACAACCACTGCAGCAGCAAAATTTATTGGGGAGCCTTGGCGGAATGGCTTGCTGCGTGAGCGATATGTCATCGCTGTGCCTGCGTCCCACTTACCGACGTTTGTACCTGTCAATACATACAGTTGATCTTTGAGGCTGTCGAAGTACATGGCTGAATAGCCAACATCGAGGAAGTAAATACCGCCGCCGTTGGGATCGATGATGAAGCCCTTGCGGCCAGAGCCGTCGTTGTAGCTGCCTAAGTACATACCCTCATACATCTTGCCAATAATGCTACTTGGAACCAGTGCTTGCCAGTCTTCACGAAGCATAACGCCATTAGTAATAACCCTAGCACCATCTTGGCCAAGCCAGCACAGACCATCTTCAGAAGCCCAAGCCACACCAGTACCCATGCTTACAATAGAACGTGCAGCTACGCAGGCTTGGTTGATTTCCAAGGGCTTTTGATCCATACCATCAGGGGTCGAGCCTTGCGCAACCAACGGGCGTCCGGTTGTCAACACCAGCAAAGTTTGCCCGAACACGCCAAGGCCGACAGGTTTGCTGTCTGGTGGGATGATCTCGTACGTTGGAGGCCATGCATAAGGAGCATATGGCTCGCAGATGCGCACCGAGTTACCCGAGATACCACTCATCATTCCGTTCCACATAGCCGTCAGATTAGACAGCGTTGGTTCAGTAATGCTCGTTGCGCCGCCTGTTGGAACACCGGGAGCTGGGAACCAGAAATTCGTTCCGAGGTTTTCACCAAGGGTGCGGTTGTCGTCTGTGGTTGACGACGTTGCGATAGTGATCTCGCGCAGGAAATAGAAGTCAGTGCCTGTTGAACTGCCTTGTGTGCGGTAGATGCGGATCGTGGCAATGTCGTAGTTACCAGATGGCGCAGCACTAAAGCCAGAGATGGCAGTTGAGCCTAGGGTGTCCCGGGTCACTAGGGCGCTCACAGGTGATGGCGCAGATTCCCAGCCAAGGCTGTTCACGTACGTGTAGACGTAGTAGTAATACTCGATGACTGGGGATGTAGCACCGGAATTGGTTCCAGTAACTGCTGGCGCAGAAACCGGAGCAGGCAGGCCCATAGGGCGTGAAGTCGTAGGATACGGCGCTGTGGCTAGGCCAATCACGTTGTTGGTGAACTTGGGAGCGCCGTCGCCTGTGTAGAAGGTTTGCTCGGTTGTGTCGTTAGCATCAAAGCCACGCACCACATTCACAGCAGTTGTCCAGCTAAGCCAGTACTGGGCGTCTGAGTCAACATCACGACCCATGCGATAAATGGTCTCACGACCAGCCGGAACGGTAGCAACAGTAGTTGGGGATTTCCAAGGGCGTAAGTCACCACGCCCGGGTTTTTGGTTGCGGGATGCGACACCTACAGTCTCAGGCAACAGAACGGGGTTAATCGCTCGGTTCTCACCGGCAAAGCCCGCATAGCGAATAACGGCCATGGCTAACTCCTATATGCCTAGATTGTAGTGTTAACCACCCAAAACAGCTAGGGCCTGATTGATGTGTTTGATGCGATCGTCAAGGCCAATTGTGCCTCCGTTGATGCGCTTCGTCATAGTCACGAAATCACGGCCATCGGCAATCTGGTTGAGCTTGTGTGTTTGCCAGAACCAGCCCGCGGTCTGCGAGGCGTACTTGGGTGTGCGTACCAGTTCAGGCTGCATCACGAAGTCTTCACCGAGGGCCTTGCCTGCGTGGTAGAAATTGCTATGGCCGGTCAACTGGAGGAAGCCGGAGCCGCGGAAACGAAAGCCATCCCCAGAAGCCTCATCCCTGTTGCCCATACGATTGCCGTAAATCCTATTGGCGATCTTACGTGGCTGCTTCTCGTAGGCAGCAGCCTCCTCGGGTGTAAAGCCCCATGCACGTTTAGGCGTACGGGGGAACAACTTTAAAAGCGTTGCAGCCCTGTAGTTCAGGTTCTCTTCCATGATCTTAAAGTTGCCGCACTCGTGGCCACACTGACCGATCCAGCTGGCTTGCTGCAAGGGCGTGAGGATGCCGAACCGCTCGAAGGTCTCGTTGAACGCGTCTGCCAACGAGGGGTCAATATGCATCTGTTTGAGTTGGTCAGGACTTACCATTGATTATGTTCCTTGCTTCGTTATAGGCGTCAATGCACGCGTTCAGTTGGGCCGCGTTTCGGTCGCCTTGGGCGACGATTTCTGCGATGGCTGCGAGGGTTGCTCGCTCGGCATCAGAAGCTTCATTAGACGGTCTGTCAGGTTCACTTCTTGTTTCTGGGCTATTTGTGGTGGCAACGGTGGGAGCTGCGGGGGTTTGTACACAACTGGGGGTGGGGAGGCGCACCCGGCCAGCAGCAATGAGACGATTGAGATCAGTTTGCTTTTGATTGACAACATTTGTGGTCTCCTGAAGTTTGGTTGCAGTGGTGTTAATCTGTTCGTTCAGCTGTTGCTCTTTAGCCCGAGACTCCTCGTTCTTCTTGGCAATCTCAATTTGCATTTCCTTGTCGCGATCAGACCAGCCGAAATGATACCCACCTCGGTAAGTGCCGAACAGTGTGATGCACAGACCAACTAGTACCCAAGGAAGTGGGATGCCAAACATAATCAGTTCTCCTTACGAGCGGCTGCAATCTCTGCACGGTCATCATCAGGCTCCATATGCTCTGGAGGCGTTGTGGGTGGGGGCCCGGGTGTCCAAGACTCATCGAGGTCTGGGTTCTGGTAGCCCATCCAGTTGTAGTTAGGCATGACCGACGCGGGGGTGGGCGCAGGTGAAATAATCGTTGCCTGCACAGGTATTGGTGTGCTAGAAGTCTGGGTTGGTGTTGGGGTCGTAGGAGCAATTGCCTTAGCGCCAGCAGCCACAGCTCGTTTACTCATCACACCGCCAATACCGCCTACTATCAACAACACAATGTCATTGAGCATCTTGGTGTACGCCATGTCAATGGGTGCCATTGACTTGATAGGCTGCGTGACGAATGTCACAGAGTACAGAAGCGCTACAACAATGAAGCACAGAATGCAGGTAACGGCTACAACGACGAAGCCCCAGACTCTGACTTCAATATCATCAGGGGTTAGGTTTAGTTTCAGGCTGTTGGACGTCATTGACTTTCTTCTCCAAGATAGGGGCTACAAGGTATTCAGGGCAAGTCTGGGTAAACTGGCACTTGGGCTTTTGGCACTGCGGAGCGTGGAAGTTGTCAGGGTTCTGACAATAGTAGCGGTACCGGTCTTCACAACCAGCCAGCAGTATCACCGCAAAAAGAAAAATATACTTCATACCATAACGTCCACAGAGTTGGGTCTAGCCCATTGGTTTCTGACTTGCTGCAGCTTCAATTCCTGTTCCTTCTGTAGGTTCAGGCGTTGCAGTTCCTGCAGGTTCTTCTGGTGCATAACCCTGTATGTTTCTTGCAACATCTTGGCGTTGGTGTGGTAAAGCGTTACTTTCATAGCCCAATCTTCCCCAGTAAAAGTGCCACGATTTTGTTTGACAAGTCATCAGGCAGGAACTTCAGAAAGCCAAGGAACCACCACGCTGCACAGCCATAGCAGAAAACTTTGCAAAACAGGTCAAATTGTTTCTGGTACTCATTCACCGCCCACACCTTTTTGTGGTTTGGCAAAAGTCCCACAACTCGTAAATGCCCACAAACAGTAAAAACAGCAAGAACGCAGTCGCAGCAATGGCAACGGCCCACTCCTGCATCTCAGCGTCTTTTTCTTTTTGTTTTTTCTCAGCGGCTTTGAGCGCTGCCATTTCCTTGGCATCGTCCCTGTCCATCTCGGCTTGACGCTCTTTGATCTTGTTCCACACGTCGATCTTGCCAGTCTGCATAAAGAGCATTTTTAGCTCCTCCTCGAAGGCGCGAGCTTGCTCAAGCGCCATTTCGATTTGCAGGGCGGTGCCCATGTTAGAGCCTTTTTTCTCACGCTTCGCTTGCAGCATTGCTTTCGTTGCAGTGCTTTTAGCATCGAACATCTTGCCGATCATCGGCGCAAGCGAGCCTAGGTCATTGGCGACTTTACTCGCCTTCTTGACCATGCTAATGGCTGACTGTATGCCAGCTAGGGCCGTTACGGGATCAATCATTTCTTCTCAACTTTTTTCCATTCAAGGCAGATCACCTTGCGGTTGTACACGTCCCCAGACCATGTCCATCGGACACAGCGATATTCCGTGTTTGAGCTAAGAACTAACGCTAATGCCGCAAACCATGCCATGGTCAGCGGTGGGTTTATGTTCTGCTAAACAGACGGGAAAGGGCGGACTTAATGGAGTTGAAAAAGCTACCGCGAGTGGGTTCTGCGTTTTTCACTTCGGGTTCTGGGGTCACAGGAAGCTCAACGGGCAGCGTAACAGGTTCAGGTGTCGAAACCGTGACTGTCTTTTGCTTGGGTACAGCACGCTTCACCGGCGCTACTTTAGCGGGTGTCTTGCTGGGGGTTTTCTTTGTTGTAGCCATACAACATCCTATTACTTATCTTGCTTGGAGTCAAGCTTGTCAAAGATTTGGCGCAGGATGTCTTTGATCTCTTTGATGTCGGCTTTGTAGTCATCCTTCTGGACATAGTCTCGGAGGATTTGCTCACGCATAGAGGCCACATCGTCCTCCAGTTTCTGGATTTTGCGAGTAACCTGATTGAACACAAACACGGCCAAGAACGCGGCAATGCCCACGACGAAGTTAAAGATTTGTTGATTGTCCATGGTCTGCTCTTAGAAAATAATTTTAGACGCCAAATAAATTCGCAACAAGATCAATACCCGATGCACTAGCTACAATGTTTGTACCCGAACTATTAGTAGAAATCTCTATAGTGTACGTTGCTGATACACTGCTATTAGTGCCAGAGTTATAAACCTGAACACCCTGACCAGCGCCTATCTGCACCCATCCAGTACTACCCGATGCTGAGTTACCGAATCCACCCGAGAAAAACGTTCTTGTAAACCGAATCCAGTATGATGACCCAATGTTAGCAGTTGTAGGTGTTGCCCAATTACCGTCTATGCCTCCAAGGGCTTCAAGGACAGCATCCCAAGTACCATCAGAATTAAAATCCAGATTGACTGCGCACGCTTCTCCGGGAGCAAGAGCACTACCCTCAAAAGGCTCGTTAGAAGTTATTGATGCTAAGGAAATCGTAACCGCAGACTTACCAAAACCACTGGACATGCTAATGGTTGTACCGCTTCCACCAACTCCAAACAAAGACCGCACCGCCGAATCGTTCATATCAATTGTGGCCGTAGCCGACCGTCCCAGTTCAGTATTTACCTGACCTAGGGATATCGAATTACCGGAGGCGGGGAGTGTCATGGTTACTCAGCGGCTGGGATTGGCTCTGGAGACTCAGAAACTGGTGCCCATGGCATAGGAGTTGAAGCCAAAGAATGCTTAGCAACTTCTTTGTCTAGGACAAACTGGATGTGGGCTTTAATACCGGGCAAGCGAGTTTCTGCGGCTTCGATCCAAGCAATAACAGCAGCTTCAGTCAAGTTAGCCAAGGGGACGAAGTTTGCTGACTCTGGGTCTGCCAAGGTGATGGTTTGTGGCAGTTCAAACTTCTGACCGGCTTCCTCGCCAACCAGTGTCCAGTCGACTTGTTTGACGGTGTTCTCAAGGCCATTGACCGTAGCGGCGCGAATAGCATTGACTTTAATTGTGAAGGTAGCCGTGAAATTGTCAGGCTGAGGTGCTGCTTCGATTGTCATATTAATCTCCGATGAGTTTGCTGATGAGGGATTCAAGGTGTGCTACTCGAGCTCGCAAGTCTACGACCTCTTTGGCTAATTCTACAGCGGAGGCGAGCGCCGCGCCACCATAGTTTACGGACAGAGTTTGCATCTCATCCTTAGCCGTCATGATTGCCTGTGGAAGCAACTTCTGGAACGACTGAGCTGAAACACCAACTTGCGCCATTTCTGTCTCGTCAATGCGGTCGTAGATACCAACTTTGACTTCGGCAAGACGAGTAACATAGTCCTCTGGCATATCTCGCCAGTTGGTCTTAAGACGTTCATCTGAGTAAGCTGTGATGTTACCTGATGCAACAATTGAGTTAGAAATCGCACAACGGAATGAACCGTTGTTAATGATGAGCAAGCCGTGGTCAGTCAAGTTGCCAGCAGCGCCACCAGTGTTAGGATGTGACCAAGCCATGCCGTAGAGGGTACCTAAACTCGTTCCATCAGCGGCAAGTTTATAGCTGTCACCCATGGCAAACACGCCTTGGTAACGGTATGAGCTGTATACGCCAACAACAGTATTACCGTAGTTGTCGTCAATGTACATGTTGCCGTTGGCTCGGGTTGCTCTGGCAGCGGTAATACCCCAAGACCCGGAAGCCGCAGTTTGGATAGCTGCTGCTGCAGCTCCGGCTGTCCAGCTACGAATATAGTAATCACTGCTGTTAAAACCAGCAAAATACCCAAGCCCTGAGCCGTTGCGTTCTGTACCGCCTCCGCTGGTATAGAAGTAGCTATTTTGGATATAGCCGTTGCCGTCGCGCTGAACAATAGTGTTTGCACCACCAGTTTGGTTTGGGCCGTAACCTTGCAAAGTACTTGCGGTAGTTGCAGAAACGGCGTTTTCGTTGTACTTCAGTGGTCTATAAGCTGTTTGAGTAGTTTGTACAGACCCAGAAAGCGACGATTCATATTGAATAGCAAACTGATCTGCGTAGTTCCCGTCAAACTGTGTGTAGCCGTTTACAACGTTAACGACATCCAACCCAGTGTAGTTACTAGCAGGGAACGCTACCCAAAGGTTGTACGCACTGTCGTACCCAAAGCGAACATCTATAGCTGTACCAGAACCATCCATAAGGCTGGCTTGTGGTGAGTACCAGTAGTTGCCGCCGTAGTTGTAACCGCTGATGCGAATGTCGTAGCTTTCGTAGCCTTGGTAAATTCGAACTACGAACGACAACATCCAGCTAGTGGCTGCTAAAATTCGAACTTTATAGTACCCGCTACTTCTACTATCGCTAGTACCAAAGTGCGCTCGTTGATGAAAAGCAGTCGATGATTTTGAACCTACAGTTGCGGCATTGCCGGTAATGCTAATACCCCACGTACCAGACGCCCCGGAACCTGTTAGTGATGGGCTGTAGCTGGTGTAGTTGCCAGCGTGAAGTGCTGTACTTCCAGCGATAGTTAGTTGGTTTCTAAAACCAGAAGTGCCGCTATCTTGGTTTACCCAAAACTGGGTAGCATTGGTGATGTTGTTGCCATTACTTTGGTACTGGTCTTCGTCAATCACACGGAAAACAGGCCCAGTGTCGCCAGCGCCGTAGACGGTCACGCCTTCGTTGTCGATCATCAACCCGCCAGTATCGTTATCAGACACTTCGATGTTGATAGCCCCAGTAGCGCCGTTTAGAGCAAACGGGAAACCAGCATTAAGCGTTCCGGAACCTGCGGGTCTCCATCCAATGCGAGCAGTATTAGAACCATTAAGCCTTATTTCAGCAGTAGCATAAAGATTTCCGCTAACAGTACCCCCACTCAAAGGCAGAGCGTATGAACTGTAATTACCGCTGTGCAAATACGGCAGGCCTCCGGTGTACTTATAAATATCGCCATCAACATAAACGGTTTTATTGAAATAAAACTGCGGACGATCAGTTTGTATATGCGCATAGCTAGAATTTTGCGCACCAACATCAACGTAGCCATAAGAAGTTTGGCTGCGAATTGCTCCTGAACCACCACCAGTGATGTAGTTGCTGTCGTCGCCCAAGTAGTATTCACTTGCTCGAACTTTCCCATCAACTTTGCCATTGCTCAAATATTGAACAAATCGGGTGCCAAACCAAGTGCCGTGAGTATTGTTCGACTGACGCTGACCAAACTCAGCCCAACCGTTAGCATTTCCAGTGGTTCCGTTGCCTAGATAAAGCTCAAATGCCTGACTCCAATCATGACTACGACCCCAGACAAACTGCCCGCTACTGCGTATGTACCAAGTATTTGTACCGCTGTAGTCTGCAATGACCCTATAGCCGCCTCTGGTGTAATCGTCAAAGTAGCTGTAAGCAGGGCTGTAACTGGTGTAATTACCTGCATGAAGTAACTGATTACCATTTAAAGTCGCTACGCCTGAGCCGTTGCCAATAATAAAATCGGCCCCACCCGTCGTGGTAAAACGATGACGATTTCCACTTCCGGCTCTTTGCCAGCTATCGGTCCCGTCCGCATCAAATGTAAGACGATATAGATCAAGACCGGCTGATGCACTAATTGTGAGCTTTCCGCTCAACGTACCACCACCCAAAGGCAAAGCGTATGAGCTGTAATTCCCTGCGTGGAGGACTTGGTTGCCTGCCTGCTGGATTGCTCCTTCAACATTCAAGCCATTGCTTGGGTTTGCAGTTGCTGTATAGCCGCTGCCAATCGTCACACCACCATGGATGTGCATCTTCTTTCCAGAAACAACAGAACCGCCGCCGCCAAAAGACCAAGTGCCAGTAGCGCCATATATCCATAGGTAGTCGGTACCGCCAGAATCTGTAGCGGTAATGCCTGTCCACGCGGTTCCATTGCCGTTCAGCGTAATTTGCGTATCGGTAGAGTCTTGGAACGTGACACGACCACTAATTGTTCCGCCACTAATGGGAAGGGCGTAAGTGCCAACATTTCCACTATGGAGTAAGGTGTACCAAGCATTCCAAGTGCTATCAATACCATTACGGATACTGAGTTTTGGTTGACCTGAAGCGTTAACACCAGTGGTGTTTGCAAACGACAACTGATAAGACGAATCGCCTGTGCTTGCAGTAGTGCCAGTCCAAGGACTAAATGTCATCACACCAGCGTAGTTACCCGATCCGTTACCAGTTCCAGCGCCAACAAAATCAAAGTTTACAGTTCGCGCAAAGCTATTTGGTAAGCGATCAGAAAGGTCTCGTGGGCCATCGTTGTACTGAATCCGAATAGCGTTAGTAGCTAAGGAAGCTGTACCGGAAATGTTAATACCCCAAGTACCTGATGCCCCAGAACCACCTAATGATGGGCTGTATGAGGTGTAGTTACCTGCGTGAAGGACTTGGTTGCCGGACTGCTGTAGCGCAACAGACGAGTTAACTGCACTACCAGAAATAGTCAACCAGTTTGAAGAACTGGAGCTTCTAAAATAATAGCCAGAAAAATCACCGTACCAACCACCGTTAGTACCGGACTGGTTAAACATGTAGGTATTGCCATAAACATCGTCAGGGCGATATCCTGCATTACCCGCAGCATTAAATATGCCGTTGGCTGAGTCGTTAGGAAAGTAGATACTGCCGCTGAGAGTGCCACCGCTCAAAGGCAAATAACTGTGAGTATGAGAAATCGGTGCAAACGCCTCATCCATCCATCCGTGGTAATTTGTCCAAAGACGGCCATTACTTGCAAGCAACATACGCCGCTCGGCAGCAGAGTCCCCACCATACATCCAAGCAAAGGCATAACCACCAATACCAGACGCAAACTCGGTTGTTCCATCAGTACGGAAAACCATCTGACGTGTATTGCCGTATAGCTTTACGTTTGCGTCATCGTTAGCATCTCGAAGCCACGCATTGTTTACATCGTAAGTATGGTTGTGGCCAACAGTAGCGGCGTAGTTAGTGTAGTTACCAGCGTGGAGGACTTGATTGCCGCCTTGCTGTAATGAGCCGCTGCCAACGTTAATGGCGCTACCACTAAACCGCATGTTTGCACCACTAGAAGAAATATTTAGCGTGCCATAAGTTTGAGTATCGCGGTTATAAACAAAAACGTAACCTTCGCCGGAAGACATTCCTATTTCAGCTGCAGTGCCAGTGGCTGCGTTACCTGTATACCAACCCGTAAAACGACCTTGGCCGGTGGCGCTTATGTCACCAGAAAAAGCTCGTTGAGAAGTTGTTGCTGAGTTTCCGCTGATTGAAATACCCCAAGTCCCGCTTGCGCCTGTTCCAGTTAAGGTTGGGCTGTAGCTGTTGTAGTTACCTGCGTGGAGAACTGTGTTGCTGTTAATTTGTGTTGCGCCATCATCAAGATCGAACGAAACACGAACGCTACCGCCGCCAATAAACCGGATTTGATTGCTGTCACCATCCCAGCGAATACCCCAAGCATTTGCTGCGGTTGCATTAGAAGGGTAGTAGTCTCGTGAGATTCCCCATATGTCAAAGTTGGCGTCACCAGTATCAAGACCTAAAAAGCCGTTGGGCATTTGAGGCTTATCTGCATTAGCGCTTGGAAAAGTTACTTTTCCTGTCAGCGTGCCGCCAGCCAAAGGCAGTTTTGTGCTATCTGTTGCAGACGTTGCTGTCGCAGCGTTGCCGGTAATGTTGATACCCCAAGTACCGCTTGCGCCTGTACCAGTTTTTGTTGGTGCGTAAGTGTTGTAATTGCTCGAGGTAACTGCAGTGCTGCCGTTAATGGTCAGCGCTGAGCCATTAAATTCCATCGTAGTCGCTACGGAGTCACCAGCAGCGATTGCCGTCAGAACGGCTTTAGTACCGCGGTTAGCCGCAGTGATATTCTCAGTCGCAACAAACGAAAGACCGGCACCACCAACCCAACCGGAGCCGGTGTAACCAAGCGCAGCAACATTCAAAAGGGTCTGGGTATTTAAACTCTGTGTTCGTGCCGCAGTAGTACCGCCAGATGTACCGCCCATGAAGCCAGCAACCGTGCCAGCGTTTGTAGGGACACCATAAATCTCATTGCGACCATCAAGTGTGAGCTTACCGCTAAGCGTACCGCCAGCTAGTGGTAACTTCGTTGCGTCAGCGACTGTGATGTCGGCGGAGCCGTTGAAAGACACACCGTTAATGTTGCGGGCTGTAGCAAGGGTAGCCGCGCTACCCACGGACATAGAAGCCTGATCGGTTTTTGTCCACAGACCTGTGGAACTAACATAGACAAGCGTTTGGCCGTCAACGGGTGACCGTGCTGACACATCGTGAATCTCGTCAAGCTCATAACCGTTTTGGATTTTGACTTGGATCGTGCCTTGTGTGTTATGGCTGTAAGTGACAATGCCTACGTAAACCAGATGCGTAGGAGCGTAAGGCTTAGTGTTTGTGTAGCCCCCCGCGCTAACGCCGCTCAAATACAGCTGTGTGCCGTCTGCAAACGCAGAGGTATTTAAACCACTAACCGCGCCGACAACTACAACATAGCCGTTCTGGTTATGTGGGATGTCAGCTTGAACCATACCATAGGTCTGAGCTGAGGTAGAGTCACCTGTTGCAAGGGCTTTGGAAACAACCGCCTTATTGCCAGCTGCACCGCTGATGTAGACAACCGTACCCTTGGTAAGTGTTGCACCAGTTTCGTTGCGAACTTGACTAATCAAGGTAGCTGTACTGCCAGCAACGCCCACGCTCAAATCCCGGGTAGTACCGGAGCTGGAAACAACTACGCTGCCGTCGGCGGACGTAATCGACTCAACTTTGTCAGTATTAAGATTTGTAAAGTTGCTATCAACTTCGTTATTGGTAAGGGGCGAGCCCTTACCTGCGCGGGTGACAATAGTGCTCATATTCCAAACTCCTGACGTTCACTACGTCAAAACTGTATTAACTGACGGTGATTGCCCAAGTAATAGACATGGCGTCATCAGCGCCTTTATTAACCACAGCAAACACAGTCCGGCACAACATGGTGCCCGCAGTAGGATCATTAAAGACACCCGCTTCAACAACAGCACCTGTACCAGTGCCGGGTGGGAACGTCGCAACATAAGTCACAACAGCGCCAGAAGAGCTAGAGGACGTCAAAGCAACGCGGCCCAAGGAAGCACCCAATGCTGTGTCACCGTTTGCAGCGGCGGTACTGCTCGAACCGACAGCCATGTGGCTCATCGTCGTTGGCGTGCCAACCATACGGCCAGCAATGAAGGTTTTACCACCAGCTACTACGAGGTTTTTAATCTCACGGCGGTCTTTAATCTGGCCATCTGCGCCAGTGATTTCGACGACTACGTCGCCGGTTACTTTTAAGTTGTCGTTTAACATGGAAGCTCCTATGAAAATGTGCGGGATAAGCCGACGTAGTCTTCTGCGAAGTATGACAGATCGCAGTAGCTTTGGGAAGTCAAAAGACCAGCACTCACCAAAGATACCGTATCGGTTTTGGCAAGGCTGTTAGACAAGACTTTCGCGTCGGTGGCAAAAGCCAAGTTATTGATGTACTTAACAGACTGGTACGTAATCCCGTCCGCCAAATCGGCGGTGTCGTTCATCGCAAAACCGTCTTGGATTGTACGAGTAAGCGTGCGGGATAAAAGCTCAGTAAACGCAAAAGCATCCGCAACTACTTTGTCAACGGCGCTACTAGTTACATCTGACTGATTAAACGAGTCCTGAAGCGTTTTTTCGGTGACACGCGTCGTAGTCTCGGAGAACGTAAATAAATCGGTTAGAGCCTTACCAAAGTCGCGCGTAGTGGCATCCGTTTGGGTAAAACTGTCGGCTAAACTTTTTTGGGGTGTTAAACGCGCTGCATCCGTAAACGTAAACGAGTCCGCTACAGGGCGAGTTAGCGAAAAACTCCTAGCATCCGTGGGTGCGACCGACTCAGTTGTATTCTTGGTGTAAGCCCAATAGGTTGCGTCGGCTGTAGCAAGCAAGTCTGTTCGGAGTTTAGTTGTAGTAAAAATAGGACGCGTGTCTACCACCCCGACCGAGTTGACTCTGGCTTTGCTAAAAGTTTTAGTTGTTGTGTCACCTAGTGCGAAGGTACTAGCAAGCGGTCTACTAAACGTAAACGACACTCTGTGCGTAAAACCGAACGTATCTGTAAATCTACGTATGTACTCCAGTGTTCGGATGATGAAGTCCGGCGTAGAAACGCTGTCGTGCTTGCTGGTGGCAAGATTTTTGGACGTGATGTAGTCCGTCGACTCAAAAGTAGTTGTAAGGGTTTTCCCTACTACACGGAACGTAGCGTCCGTAACAAAGACTTCTTCGGGGAAATACTGGAAGCGACCAGACGTATCAAGATACGCCCCAGACGCCATGAAGATGTAGTTCAGATTTGCAACAGGCACAACCGCAGTAACAACTGCGCTGATAATTTGTACTGAACTTGCTGCGGCTAAAAGGGCAGCCGAAGTCTCGGCTACCGGCGCTACGATGACGACGCTTGCCCTTGCTCTCGTAACAGCTGTAGCAGCCGTAAGAGCAGTTCTGACAACCGTCACGCCCATTAGAAGTCCTCGCGCAGCTTAAACTTCAACAAGTCGTAAACAGTTTGAACCGTAGTGTCCGCAAAGGTAATCTGAATCTCGCCTTCGTAGTCACCGGCCTCACCCAACAACATAGCAGGCGCAGATGCGGGGTAGAAAGCCACTTGGCCGTTAGGGCCGTCAGTGATGGAGCCAGTAACGGTAGCGGTCAGGTCGGTTGCGCCGACTGCACGAAATTTAAGCAGTACAGTCGCGCCTGTGAGCGCAATAGCGTTACCGGTGATCTCATCAGTAATGTTGCAGACCAAGGCTGGCTTGGTATCCCCTTGAACCAGTTTAATTTTCTCGGCCATGGTTTACCTCAGACTTTAGGCGCAACGCCTGTTGTACCGGCCATTTCAGTGGTCAAAGCAGCTTGAAAAGCACCGTAGTGAGCCTGCGCACGCTGAGCGTTACCCGCGTACTCGCTGTCCTTGGTGTAGGCGCGGTACAAGATGTAGTCGGCCAGCACGTTGCCGTAGATGTCAGGCAAGCTGATATTACCGGCCACAGCGCTGTACAAAGCGCCGTCAGCGGGCTCTGTGATGTCTGTTGGGTAGGCAGAGTACACCACCTCTACAGAAGCGCCTGAAGCGGCTGCTGGTGGGTAGACGTAGAACACTTTAGGGTCGCGAGGATCGTACATGTAGTGCAGAATCTCGGTCACACCTGTCAAGTTGTACCAGTTGGGGCTTTGTGTGTCCAAGATGTTGCGAACGGTCATGCGGACAGAACGCTTTGTGCCGCTGGTGTTGCGGATCACGTCGATCAACTTAGAACCGTTGGAAGGCAAGGCTTGCTTCGCGCCGCTAGCCAAAGCAATAGTGGCGTTAGTCACCATTGAGTCGGGGCGGTACAAGACCACTTCACGCTGGCCGTCGTTCAAGTAACGAACAAGCTCAGCCACAGGCCAACGAACGGACGTGTTGTCCTGCATTGTCTCAACGACACGGCGGATGATTGATTGGGCTGCAATGGTCATGATTTACCTCAAGCAAAAGGGCGGGCACGAACGCGCATCGAACCACGGATCGAGCCGTAGTTTCCATCGATGCGAGCACTATTGGTTTGTCTAGCTGCAGAGTCAAGCAAGTACTTGGCCTGTGCAAAATTTGTGAAGGGTTGATCGGGAATCTGCATTGCCCGTGCGATGGCCATCGAAGTGATGGCATCAGACCACATGTTAAACAGATCGTCATCCAACTGCGTAGCGGTCATCGCTGGGCGCAAATTGACGTTTACTACGACAGGGTATCGACCATCGGGTGGAGGCGACAGCTTAAGCGTCAGAACATTGTCTGTGCGGTCTGTGTAGAAGCCGCGGGGTTTAGCATTAGCTGTCGGCAAGTCGTTGCGGATCGCTTCGAACAAACCGGGGGAGAGTTCTTTACCATCAACGGCTACGCTCATCACACGATCAATGTCGTGGTTTGCAGTAGGCGGGTCTAAGTCGTATTGAGAAATACCAACAACAGTCCTGAACGAGTCAAGATTTTGGCGCAGCACGAGCGAACTTTCGCAGAAGTCAATGGCTGCGCTGACCAAAACTTGATCGACCAAGGGCTCCGAGCAGCCGGGTAGATACGGCAGAATTCTTGAATAAAAGACGCTCAGAGGTTTCATGATGTACCTTATTCGGCAGCAGCTTGAGTAAGCCCAACGACTGGCTCACTAACAATTTCAACAGATTCTACCAGTTGTGCTTTTGTTTTGCGAGTTTTTGTTGCAGCTTCAGCCACAGCCAAATTTGAATGTTCGTTGGTCAGCAAGACGCCGCGATCCGTCAGAACCCATTCTGTGTCCTCGAGGCGAGCAACAATAATGATCTCACCTTCAATGTAAACACGGATTTTGTTGTTCAGGATTTCGCCGCCAAGACGTTCCATCAGTTCAAGAGCAGTCATATTTTCTCCAAGGTTTAAACAAAAAAGGGGCCCGAAGGCCCCCTCTTTATACCACTATCAGGTGGCTGAGCCAACCACGGCAGTAACCATGGCTTCTGGCTTGACAACCTTGCGGCCATACACAGCCAAACCGCGGACGATGTCGCCGAAGTCTGTCTGGTTACGCAGGGGTTCTGTCTTGTTGATGGTCATCGCGAAGGAAGTGGCATGCTTAGTGCCAGCAACCATCAAACGACGAGCCTTGGCGTTGGTAACTGCACCGCCAGTGGAGGTAGCAGACAAACCAGCAACCAATGCCTTACCAGCTTCGCCGCGTGGCAGCAAGTTGGAAACATAGACGCTGAAGCGATCCAACATACCGATCTTGCCGGTACGGATGGTGCTTGACTGGTCGCCAGTGAAGTACGCCTGAGCGATGTTAGATTGCATCAACAGGTGACGGTCGAATGGGCTGATAACCAAGAAACGGCCATCTTCAGGAACGTTCTGCTCGTCCAAAACTGTAGACATGCGAAGGATGGCCTTCAACACGTTTTCAGGAGTGGCTTGATCGATAGGAGCGACGTCTGTACCCAAGTTGTAGGCAGCAGAAATCTTACCGGCAGTAGCGCCTTCGTTCTGAGCAGCAGGGCCTTCAGTCACGAAGCTGTTGAAGAACACTTCGTTTTCGATGGCGATTTTCAACTGCTTAGCAGCGTCTTCTGTGAACATGTTCATCAAGTTCATGTCGGACTGATAGGCCAACACGTCATTGACTTGCACGCCGAAGTACTTACCCTTGTTCACTTGCATATCTTGGAAGATAGGAGTGGGGACTTCGTACGACAGAGTCTGACCAACGGTGTAGTCAGAAATGCTGATAGAAGGAGCCAAACGGATACGGACGGTATCGCCTTGGTTCTTCAATTCGCCTTCGTAGTCAGTGTTAGTGACTTCAGACAACATGGTGTTCTGGTAGAACTTAGCCAAGAGTTTGCCTGACCACAGCGTGGGGATAAAGGCACCGGAATAAGAAGGGTTGGTGTCAAATGCACCAGAGCCCGTGACAGGATAAACAGCAGCCATTTTGGCCTCCTAAATAAAAAACAGGTTGGGTAAATGCTGCATGCAGGGAGTTACGCTCGAACGCGTCCTTCTCTGTAAGCCGCATCAATTTCAGCTTCAAGTTTCATTGCGTCATCGCGCTGGCCCCTCGAACTCAGTTCAACAGACTTCTGGAACATTTTCTGGATTTGTGCGTCCGTATATGTTTTAGCCTGCTGTGAAACTGGTGCGTTGGTCGCAGAACGTTTCGGCTGGATTTGTTTTTCAAGCTCAGCGGCTTTATCGCTTGGTTGCTCCACAGGGGCGACGCTCGCTTTGAACATCCCAATGTAGTGTGCAACGGCTTCGGCATCGCCAGTGTTGAACGCTTCTTGTGCAACAGATTTTCTCGGTGCTCGGAGCAGAGGGTCAACCTCGTTCAACCAGTTAATCCAACGTTCGTCGGTGTTAACTGTCTGAAAGTCTGGTACCAAACGGTACAGACGTTGCTCGAAGGATGCCTCTGATACTTGAGAGCCGGTTGTATTGAGTTGCTCGCGCAACTTTTCATTTTCGGCTTTCATAGCGTCGAGTTCACCTCGAAACTCTGCTGCCACTTCGCGGGCAACCTTGCGTTGGACTTCGATCAAGTCCTCACCAAATGCTTGAACATCAGCATCCGTAACCAATTTAGTCGGTTGAGCGGCGGGTTTCGTCTCTGGTTTTGGAGCTTCGGCGGCCTTCTGGAGTTTCTCCATCTGGGAGCGTAATTCTCTTACGTCAGAGTGCAAACGAGGCACTTCAGCGTCGTACATACCCTTGAGGGTCTTGTATTTCTGCTGCCATGTCTCTTCCGGCACTTCCGGTTCAACTGGCTTTTCTGGCTTAACTTCTGGCTGTGGAGCAACCGGCTCAACGTTCTGGGTAGGTTCTGCGGGCTCTGCGGGCTGTGGGGCAGGGTCTTCAGGGGTTGCCTGTGGATTCTGCTGTGCAGCTAGCTGCTTTTCGATCTCTTCCAGCTCTTTCAACTGGGCTTCAACTTGCCTTGGTAACGCCATCAATATCTCCTAAAAGCTCCAACTCTGCTTAGGGCTCCTACTTCGGTCTGCCTGCCACATAATGGTTTGCTAGGACTACAAAATTCGGGTCATTTGACCCGGTCGAAAATCTCGGACGATCTCTCAACCGCCTCGAGAAAATCTGTTAAAACCTCAGCCCGACCCTGCAAACGGTGCAATTTGACTAGATCGTCTGCGACGACGAGGGAGTTTTTGGTCTCCTCTAGCTTCTTGCGGAACAAGTCCAGCAAGGCTCCGTTTTCGTCCAGCTTGCAGCGCTGTAGCGCAAACATGTGCTGGCGGTCAGGCTTTTGGCCTACAAAAATTTTCATATGTCGTATTTATACCACTGACTATTTGACCAGTCAACAGTCTTTTAAACACCATTTGGTCTTGGGGACATCATATTGCCCTCGCGACCGCCTACCTGACTTCCGTCAGGCAACATATTCTTTGGTGCGGGGCCCTGAGTCATACCACCCGGTGCCATACCCGCATTCTGAATCTCACCCATGATCGCTGCCAACTGTTCTTGCAATTGAGCGATGGTCTGCTGTTGTTGCTGTACAACACTGAGTTGCTGACGATCAGGAACGATGCGATCCACATTGCCGCTCAAGTTCTTAGCTTGGTCACGGAGCAACTCTGCAGTGCCGTCCATACCGACGATCTGCTGAGCCACTGGGCTGTTGAGCACAACCTGCAGGAACTCGTTACGACGAACAGCTTCAGCTTCTTTAATCACGAGGCTAGTCGCGCCAGTAGCTACGATGTTCACATCGCCGATCAAGTCAGGGTCTTTGCTGTAACGCAAGTTGTCTTGGTACAAGCGCTCGATGGCTGGCGTGATGACGTTCTTGTCGATGTTGCTGATAACCTGCTTGATACCCTTACCGGCGTTGGAGATCAACATGGACAGACCAGACGATGTACGTCCTGCGCCCGGTGTGTTCTCACCCGTCATGTAACGAGGGATCATCGTGTCTTCGTCAGCGCGTGCAGAGAATTTCTCAAACACAGCCATCAGCTCGTTGGCGTTGCTGTTAGGCTGGAAGAACGTAATGGGTGGAGAGTTGTCACCGTAGTCAGAAGACGAGAACTGCCAAATCTTCCATGGGTGCATGTCAGAGATGTCTTCGCCTGCGGGTAAGCGTGAGATGTTAATTCCGACCTGTGGGCCAGAGCTAATACCCATGTTGTTTGCCAGTGCGCGGCCCGATGCGTTCACCATAGCCTGTGCATCACGGCACAAATCAGTCACGCCTTTACCGTCAACGGAACCGGGGAGGTTCTCATAGCTTGTGAGGTAGTAAGGTTTGCGACCGAGGGGGTCGTAGTTCAGAACAGCACGAATCACAACGTTGCCGATGAGCCACACTTCGCATGGATAGCTCAGAGCTGGATCAGGAATCTCTTTCTCAGTCAGGCCCCACTCGAGGAGCAAGCTACCCTTGACAGAGTCCCACAGCTGCAGTGCATCAACCAAGTCGCCAGTGATGGAACTCTCGGTGACGTCTTTACCTTCAGCTTCTGCTTTCGATGAGTCAGACCACAACCACTGCTTCATGCCCATTGTGCCGAAGTCGTTCAGGATTGTACGAATAGCGTCGTTGTTGTAACCGGGCACATCGATGAGGGCCTGCAGTGCTTCAGCTGTTAAGCGATGACGCTCGATGACGTAACCATCGCCTAAGTCCCACGACCATGGAGCCCAGTACAACATGAACGGATCAACGCGCTCCCACTCGTTGCGAATCTCTTCGACGGGAACCAGTGCGTTGTTCTGCCACTGCAGTGTTTTGCGTTTGCGCTTGATCGGGCCCTTGAGCACGGCGTATGGGAATGTAACGATGTCATCCAAGAATTCGTTGAACGCTTTATACCAACCGCCCTCGAGCAACTGGTCTTCCATCTTACGTTCCATGCGGCTAACACGATCTGCGGATTGCTCACGCATCTCACGCTCAGCTTCGTCTTTCATCTGAAGCGCCATTGTGCGCAACTCTGAGGGACTGGGCTGCATGCCGCCCTGCTGTATGTGAACCATCAACTCGTTGGCCAATCGTGCCTGCAATTCCTGCATGATCTCCGGAGGCATGTCAGGGTTCGGCGTTCCAGCAATCGCCCAAGGTTTGTCAGAGCCAGAACCTAACAACGTATCACGCAACCAGCTTGTCGCTGCGCGGCACTTGACCGAGGTCAGGTTGATATAAATATCGGAGCCGCCCTGCTCTCTGATTTCCTGCAATTTCTCAGGGTCATACTCGCCGTTACGCTGGCGCAGGCACTGCAGCATGCGGTCTTCCAACGTTCGTTTCGCGGTGCGAGCACTGTCCCATCGAGTGCGGACGTGCGCAGCCAAGCCCTGAATCACGGGCTGGTTCTGCATAGAATCACTACGCTTTTTAGATTCCGCCTCAAGGTCACTTGCGCGGGCAACTGGAATGAGAGCAATACCTGTAGCCATCAGTCGTCCTTAAATAGTTACCGCATTGTACGCTGCCGTGTCAAGCGGTCAAGTGTATGCATACTTTACTCGCTTAACTTCTTTGCGTCCGGACGCCAGTGCAGACCCCCTCAAATTCATGTCCATCACGGAGTCCGCGTACTGGTTCGCATCATGGACGTGCGAGAACTCGTTCTTGTCCGGTTTGTCTTCCATCTCGCCGTTCTTCTTAATCTTGTACCGATACCCGTACCGAAATCCCTTGATGAGCGACGTGCATGCTGGATCAATCAAATACAGCGCCTTACCTTCCAGCTGCTGCATGAGTAAGCGCTCCACAGCCTGAATCCTGAGTTCCGGCTTATTCGTCGGGGGCCGTACACATTTGAACCCCGCATCCTTCAAGACATCGACTAGCGACATCTCGTTTTGCTGCTGTTTGGCATAACCAGCCGGGTCAGGCGCAACTAAAAAAGTACACCCCTGCAGGTGATTGGCAATATGTGGGTTCAGTTTAGTGCGGATGAAAGTCTCGATACCCATGTTCTCCGAGACCAGCTCTCCCAGCGTCACGACACGCCCGCGGGGATCACGCTGCTTAAACACAGCAGCTGGTGTACGCCCAAAGTCCAAACCGATGATGACCGGATAGTCCGCGCTCTTGATTGGCTTGATGGTGTCTTTGGCCACATGGAAATCAGCAGTGAACGTCTTCTCGTACACCGGGGTACCTGAGAGCGACCTACCATATTCCGACCTCAGATACACACGCAGCCAGTCCTCAGTCTTGCCGGGGATCAAGTTGGGATAGTACTGTTTGGGCAGGTGGTTGTAGTTATCCGCCTCTGGGTTGACACACCATTCCTGAGCGTCTTTATCCAGCAGGACTTCTTCAGGCTCTTCGCCGAATCGCTCTGTGTATACGTCGGGTTTTAGAATCGCAGCCGGCTGTTTGTAGATCGACCAGTTGCTAGGTGGTTCTTCCATTTTGTTATGCCACCACGTATCTTCGTCCGGCATGTTGGTATCAAACAGAGCGCATGATCTTGTGGGCCCACCGTCTTTCATTGACGGATAACGGTTCAGACGACCGAGCAGACCATCCACAACGTCTTGGTGTAGTTCTCGGGATTCGTTTCCCCAGATGAACGTCGTCTCTAGTGACAGCGCTTTTCGCACGTCGTCTGGTGTATCCAGAGCAATAAATAGCCACTCCGATTCGACCGTGGTGCCGTCGGCTAATTTAGCCATCAGTATAAACGTCTTCTCAACGGCTTTCCATATCCCAGCCTCACCGGGCGGCAGCCAATCGAACACTGTTTTCCTTGTCGTAAGCGCCAGCTGGTCAGCCGTGTTACGGACAATAACCGCCCTAGTTTTTCGAATTTTTTTCGAATTTGGCGCTTGACCCATGGCTAGACGTACGAGTTCATGTACGCATGTCACAGATTTACCGCCACCAACTGGCCCTGCCAAGACGCGGACGTAGTTTTCGTCCAACATGAATTCACGCTGCGTCGCCGTCGGTTTGTAAACGCTCATTTAATTTCCTTAGTTTCTACATCCAATGTAACAGGCTGCATGACTGGCTGGTTTCCAAGGCTCAGTGTCTGGCCTCCACCGAGGTCAATCGAAAGTGTGAAGGTCGGCCCTGTATTTTGCGCTCTTTCCTCTTTTGGCTCCAGACCGCCGGCCTTGATGAGCGTTTTGAGAATTTCGTGCTTCTGACTTAGAGTCGCATCTTTGCTGGCACCGCTTACATACACCTGATGCAGGAGTTCGCTGGCCATCCATGTGGCTTTTGCCTTGAATGTGACGCCGTTTTTCTCAAATTCCGAGCGTTTTATGGCTACTTGGAGCTGAAACCACTTTTCTTTCTCTAGCGCTTGGTACTGCTCAACGCTTAAACCATGCCGAGCTGCCACGATCAGGTCATCTTCCATGCCTAGGGCGATAGAAGCCACCATTTCATCGCTTATATGTGGGAACGAGGTGCTTTTTTCACCATATTCCAGAGGTTCATCACCAATTTCAGGGTCAAGCTGTGACATTTTCGGCCTCCGCCAGTGCTTTTTCCTGTTTTTCGAGGGCTTGCAGGTACTTTTCTAGGGCAATTCTGACCACATCGGCAGCAGAAACGCCTCGTTTTTTAGCCAAATTTTGTGCTTTTTCTAGCAGCGGCACGGGGATAAATAGGTTCCAACGCTTCATTTCCGAGATCATTTCGGGCTCCTTGAGGTGTGTATACACACATTCTACGGTATTTTTTCATTTTTTACGTGCGTATACATACAAAAGGTGTGTATGTACTTTATTTTTTGGCGTGCTGTAAGACTGAGTCGTAAGGATGGCGCGGGGTGGGGGCGGGGTCGGGTGTCCTGTGGGGGGTGGTGCGTTCTGATTATCAACTCTGCCTATGTTGAGGAGGCTGAGATTATCAACTCTGCCTCTGTTGAGCGGTGATCGTACCGCACATCCCAAGGGATTTTGTTCTTTGTTGCCTAGCGACTAACTCAGGGAAAGTTGCGAGCGGAGGTTTCCGAACCGAAGCGGGCGTATGACAAGGGCGAATGATGGGCGTTGATCGTTAAAAATTTAGTAGTGGAATCTCCCTTGGTGACGCGAGGGATGGGTGCGAAGTAGTCGAAGACACCCTGACAAGCATTGACTATGTATGCGAGTCTAGCTCTATCGAATGAGTGAGCCGTAAGGCGGACATGAGTCCCGTGGAAGTAAGTTGGCAACAGAAGTGTTGTACCGAAAAGCGGGTGTTGATTGTGCCTACCCTGAAAAGCGTATTCGAATAACTAGGATCACCAGTAGTCTTACGCGACAAGTTATGGCGGTGCAAGACCGTATAGTTTGGAAGGCCCCGTGGAAAGACATTGGCAAAGGCGAAAGTCCCACTCTAGTAGTGGGCTTCAGTATGTATTCATCCGAGTACATATCCAAGCTCAATCAACCAAAGGAAAAATCATGGAACTCGCACAATTCACTCCCGCTCACATTCTCGTCGACGGCAAAACCAAGGTCGAGCGTCAACTCTCAGTAGTTACTCAGGCTTCAGGTTATACCCGCATGGCTCTTGCCAATGCCAAGGGCAAAGTCGGCTTAGCCGCCCGTAGTGGCATCGTTAATGGTGGAATCCAAGCCATTGCCAAGCAAGCCGCATGGCCATCATGTAACTATCGACCAGTCGGTGAGTATTTTGCCGCCCAACTTGGTGAGCCTGTCGTGATCTCAAATCGTGCCGCTTTTGAGTCATTAGCTGACCGATTCGAAGAGCGCATCATCAAGGCTAAACTCAAGAACAATGGCATGGTTGTCGACAAAAAGACTGGAGCATTGAAGCCAAATGCCGTCCACGCCAAGATGTTGGAACTCAAAGCGGTTGCCACAGAGATGATTTCATCTGCCGAGTACTTCAGCTCCGAAGCCAAAGCCGCCCAAGCCGAAGCCAAGTCTGCCATCACCGCCTAATTATCCAAGGGTTGAGTTTGGATAATTCGTTGGATAATTCGAAAAGCTAATGAAATCAACCACTTAGTCAATCGAATTATCCAATTATCCAATTATCCAAAGAAAACACACCACATGTGTACTATGAGAATTCTCATCACGCATCGTGTGTCGCGAGCGCAATTCGCACAATGTCCAAAAAGTGCCACCCTATTTTCGGCACTTGGATAATTCACATAGGGTATACCCTATACACACACGCAAGCCCAGTATTCATGCGGGTTGCGAGCCACATACACACCAATTCTAATTATCCAGCTTGGATATTTCACCCCAAGTTTTGGATAATTCGATATACACATACACACAATGTATGTATACACACCAAGCCGTCAGGTGTTCGTTGACGAGCGGAGCTACGCATACACACATAGTGTGCGCAACAGCTTAGGACTGGCAATCCTTTAATCCATCAATTCGCCTCAAGCACCATCATGTCCTGAGCATGACATTAAACGGCTCACCCCATCAACCTTGTATGTATACACATACACACCTAAGGACACACCATGACCGAAGCTCGATACGCCATTGGATTCACCACGCTATTCTTTCTCAGCCTATTCATTGGTTGGAATATGGAAGCGCCTGTGTTTCAGCAAATCTTTCTGGTGTTCGCGGGCTTCAATCTTGGAGGCACAGCACTCATCATTGTCGAGGAACTATGACCAAGCCTAGATCACGCATCAAGTTCGAAGGCAAGTTCTACAAAACTATGCCTTGGATAAAGCATGAGGAATGTGTCGGCTGTCACTTTTCACCACGGACATACAACTGTCCCAACCAACAAACCAAAGAACAGTTCTGCGACACGGACGGCGAGTTCTACGGGTATGTGTTCATCGAGCATGGCAAGGAAGGTCTTGCCAAATACATAGCAACCAAACTAGGAGGTTCTGATGAAAGTTAGAGACATACGCAAACGAGCTAAGGGTAAGTACCAATCCAATGACGGATTCAAGTTCTTACGCCTAAGTCAGACCAAGCGATGCCGTACATATGAGAAGGGTTGCTTTCTCTGTGACTTCTGGCACTACTACGACACACGCAACAAGTTCCCAACATGGCATGAACTAATGGACGAAGGAGTAATCAAATGACAAACATGGATGACCTAAGTAAAGAAGAGTATGAGAAGATCATCGTTGATCTACTCCAAGACATGTTCAAGCATCCTGAGGTACGACGAATCATGGCAACCAAGCTGTCAATGGTTAGGGCTTGCCTCGCAGTAAGTAAATGCCTATTGGAGGTACCGAAATGACATGGCGAGGCACTGAAGTACATCTTGTGGATTTGGTAGACATACACAACGCAAGTTCTGCCAAGTGGGAGTATGTCGAGAACACCGAACATGTAACCCGAGGCGTGATGCACTGGGTAGTAACTTTGTATGACGCTATGGTGCCTGATGATCGCGGTTGGCGTCGCAGAAACCATGTAATCAAGCTAGCCAATGGCGCTAACCTATTAACTGATGAGTATGTAACTCGTCTTGTCATTAAAGAACTGGAGAGATGATGAAAAATTACGATGAAAACATAATCGACTTGTGGTGCTACATCTTGAATACGGCGGTTGTCTGCCATCCAGATGCCATGAAAGACAAGGACTTTCACGAGTTTGCTCTCAATGTTGCTCTGGCATACCCTGATGAGTTTGAACTTGTAATGAAAATACTTGGATCGAGGAGTTCAAAATGACTAGATGGGAAAAGCTAGAACGCATCGTCCTCCTTGCAGGATTGATCGTGGTAATGTTAGACCTTTTCTATTGGAGACCTTAATGACAGAACTAGAAATAGTACTTTCGATTGCAGTAATCGTATTACTGTGGGCGTACCGAGGTGCGGTCAGACGCGCAGATCACTTCAAGTGTCTGTTGCTTGCCGTAGGTGTAGGCGCTGTACGCATCGAGGTCAATGAGGAACAAAAGACTTATAAAGTGGAGGTACGCAAATGACCAAGCATACATATAGTGGCACGCTTTACTCTTTATGGGTGGACGATGGCTTCGGACAACTGACACGCATCGATCATGGGCAACTAATCAGCCGTATCGTGACTGGGTGGATGCGATGAGAATCAAGTGGCACCCGAGAGCAAATAACTTTTGGATGGCTAAGTTAGAAGAGCCGACCAAGGTTCTCCTGAAAACATTCAATGGTGATTACCACGACAGCAACTTAGAGGACATTGGCTATGTATGCAGGGTAGGCAATCACTTTGCAGTTAGGTTCTATGGCTCTATATACAGCGGTGCGCATCCAATCGAGCGGTGCGAGTACGCTACAAAAGAAGACGCTATGCATAGCGCTGAGAGACACGCAACGGCAATTCTTGCCGCCAAGATACTGTCACGCTAGTGACAGGGCAATACATACACACATCACATAATTCACTGGCTACCCTATCGTCCATGCGTACACGCATAGGGGCATGCATCTAGTTACGCGCCAACCTTTTCAACCACAAGGAAAATCATGCGTTATTCAAATATCAAAACATCTATCCTCGAGCAATTCAAGGTAGACAACGGCAACAAGATCGTGCCATTCATCCTCAGCGCTCCCGGTGGCGGCAAGTCAGCACTCATTCGTGATGTGGCTCGTACTATGTTCGCAGAGCGTGGCATGGAGATGATCCAGTACGACGACAGCAACCCCGACACATGGGAGACTGCTAACTATGTGGAGTTCAATGCTTCGCTTCGTGAC